ACGGCGGCGGCGCGTTCTCAACGCGTTAGGGGCAGAAGTCTCCGACGCCGCCATTTCTGACGACGCCGGAGATTCTGAATCATCACAATCGGATGGGTCAAATTCTTCCCATCCGTGCTCCATATCTTCCCTCGCTTCCAGCCAGGAAATCGCAACCTTTTCCCCGTGCTTGGGGTGGCGAAGATAGATATTCGGCATATTACGAGACGCTGAAGTTGAGCATGTAGGCCGGGAACGTGACAGTGTTGGCGAGCGTGCCCGTTGCCGCAGCGCGGATACGGAGACGATCACCGGCTGCCACCACCAAATTGGCTGCCGTGCCGTTCAGCGACAAAACGCGTTGGGCATTAGCAGTCAAAGCGGTGCCACCCGTAGTCTTAGTCGTGTTGGCGTCGGTCGCCGCCAGCATTGCTGCGGTGCCCGAACCAGACGTACCAAGGTTGGTGATGGTAAACGTGATGTAGTTAATATCGCTTGCAGCCAACGCATCAACGCCTGAGAACCACGCAGCCGACAAAACGCCCGACACCGGAGCGATGACGAACACGTCGCTATTGCCCGTTGTCGTAATCGTTGCGCCCTGCTGCGCTGCGCTGAATCCGCTACGCACGTTGGAATTAACGAGCGTGGCCGAGTCAAGCGAGCCGTTGATAATTGCTTGATCCGCAAAAGCAACACCAATCGCCTGTGTATTAGGCATATCAATACCCCTTTAGGTGGTGCCCTCGGCGAGTTGCCCCGCCGAGGGCGTTGCCATTACGAAACGCGGTAGCAAGTCCAGGTGCCAGAGCCAGTCTTGCGCGCGCGGAAGTGGCCGGACGAAGCCGCCGCAACCGCACCCGCACCAACCAGCGTCCAGCCCGTGCCGACAGCCACGGTGATCGCATCCGAACCCGACGCATCAATGTTAATGACGTAGAAGTCGAAAGCCGAGTCAACCTTCTCGCCAATCGACGGGTAGGCAGCCTCAAGGAGAGCCACCGTCGGCAGGACAAGATTGCCCGCCGTACCGTTGAAAGTGAAAAGACCCGCAACCAGTTCAGCAGGAGAAGCCGTAGCGCCTGCCGTCAAAGCAAGCGGGGCAACCTGCGTGAAAAACAGCGGCTCGCCAAGATTGCCATCGCCAATCTGATAACCGCCTGAACCATTAGGAAGTGCCATTTTTAGTTACTCCAAAAATATAGGTTAATCATTAGCCCCAGAGGCGGACAGCCATCTGCGGACGGATCACCGAGTAGCCATACAGCACGTCGATACGGCACGGCATACGGTCGTTGTTGATGTCGTACTGACGAACAACGCGCATGGAGATGCCGTTGTGCACTTGGCGCGAAGCCATGTCAACGCCCTGCGGCATGAGCAAGTCAGCCGTGGCGAAGGCAATCGCATCGCGGTGGTACACAAGGTTCTGCGGGTACTGGGTCGACGCACCGCCCAAGAACGTGATCGCCGCGCCAGCCTGCGGGAACGAGTCCACAGTGGCAAGGGCAACGCTCGAGGTGTAGATCGCCGGGCTGATCGAAACAGACGCGTACGCGCCAGCGGCAGCCGTCACGTCCGCCGTCACCACGAACTGCTGGAGCGAGCCAGTCGATTCGCGGGTCTGCGGGTTGACAGCAAACACGTTAGCAATCGTAAACACGTCGCCCTTTCTCAAGGTCTGCGTGCCAGTGCCGGTGATGGCAATGGTCGAAGTACCCTGAGCCGAAACGGTCGTGGTCACGGTGTGAGCGCCCGCGCGGCTGCCGGTCGTGAACTGCTTGATCGACTGCGACATGTTGAGCTCGTTATAGCCCAAGAGTCCTTCGCCGAACATGCCGTTCTTAAACTGCGCCGAAATGGTGCTGACCGGGTTGAACAAGCCCTTCATGCCTTCAATGAGCGCAGCGTTGGCAGCCGGGTTAACGGTTGCGTAGCGCGGCGACATGACGGCAGCGGCTTCGTTCAGTTTCTGCTGGGCAGCCAACAGGACAGCGGTCGTGCCCGGCGTGGTGCCTGGCGTACCGACTGACTGGTAGATGTTGTTGAAGCTGTTAGCGACGTCCGCGTCGATGCTGGAGGCCAACTGGCTGATACGCGGCTTGAGCACGCGCTCGGCGAAGTCGTCCAACTGCATCGTCATTTCGGCCGTGGTGAAGTTCACACCGATGTGCTTCTGCGAAGCAACCGTCAGGGTCGTGAACTGCTCGTTGTCGTCCTGAACTTGCAGGGCGGCACCGTCGGTCACAAGAGCGCGGTCCGGCAGACGGATACGCAGCGTGGTGCCGATCTTGGCGCCTTCGACAGCGTACGAGTTGTCGTACTGGCGGTTGACGTTGCGGGTGATCACAAGGTTGTTCTCGAGGATCTCGAGAGCTTTCCGCGTGATCATATCAATAGTAAGAATTGTATTAGCCACGAAAATGTCTCCTAAAAATTGTTAGCGACGTTGACGCGCTTCCCACTGCTTAATCTGGCGCTGACGTTCGCGGTCGATCCATTCAGACGTGCTCATGGCCGTAATCGACCGTGGGTCTGTGGTTTCGTAACCGCTACCGTTAGTGCCTCGAGCCGTTACCGGCTTGATTGGCGCGGGGGCGCTAGTAGTTTTCTTGATCGGTATCGGATTGTCAGCCATTTTAGCCTCTATCTTGCCGATCTCTTTAGCTTGAAGGTATGGCGACAAACGGGAAATACGATCGGCTTCGCGGGGGTTTGAGCCTAGGTAATAAGCCAGCTCGGGCCCTACATCCGACGCCTGAATCGTCTCGGCCATCACGGGCGTGATTGGTAAAGACGGGTTGTACGCGACCTTTTCAAAGTCATCGTATTTGTCCCGTACCGCTTCTTCGCGTTCGTGATAGGCCTCCACAAGAGCCATTCGCTCGCGCTCGGCCTCGCGTTTGGCGAGCAATTCTGTTGCTTTGCGTTCGGCCAGAGCCTCGGCATACGCGTCAGGATCCTCGTCTCGGCTAGGCAAAGACGCTGCCGCCGTTGCCGGCTGGGCTTTTAGCGCTTGCTCTCGCTCCCACTTGCGACGTTCCCGTGCAAGCCTTTTGCCCACCATCGCGTCCAGCTCTTCTTGAGAGAACGATTTGGCAGGCTTTTCCTCCGGCGATTGCGTTTCCGCAACAACTTCAGACTCCGGGGCAGCCGTAGCCTCCGGTTCCGGCGCGGATACTTCCGCTACAACTTCAGGGACTTGGTTTTCGTCCGTCATACATCTTCCTTACGGAAACCTGGTGAACCGCACCAGTACGGTTTAACAATACTGTATGGCCTAACAGGGTGCAACAACTCTTGCATCAGCTGCTCGTCATATATACGCCGGAAACGTAAATCGTTTTACCGGACAGGTTTGCGTTGGTTGACGGCGTAAACGAGCCGACCGGAAAGAAGTTAATTCCCGTCGAGATAACGTACGCCTGAATAGCCGACCCGACGTTTGACATAATCGCAACCGGGCTTTCCTCGACGTTTACAAACGGCGGTCTTGAGATGATCGCGGCGTTCGTATTGGCTGTAACCGGGTACACAACGGTGCCCGTATAAGTCACCAAACGTCCAACCTTGGTGTATTTGCCCGCCCCAGTAGAGAAGGTTAGCCCAGCGCCAGATTGGTCGGTAATCGTAAAGTTGCCTTCCTCGTAGTCGTCAAGAACATTGGGTCTTGCATCAGCAACCTGAGTCGCGGGGAACTCAACGCCCGGAGTTGTGACGTTAAGGTCAAACTTAGCAGGGGAGTTGTACTGCAAGCCCGTGGCGTCACCGCCAGCGCCTACCGTGGCGTAGTTGCCAAAGGTAGACACAAACGAGGCGACAGTATTGCCGCCGACAATGACCGGCGACTGCAACGACACCATGACGTTTTTGGTGAAATTGCAAACCTTGCGCGGGCTGTCTCCAAAGTTAATGAGACCTGAAGGGATGGTCGCATACGTGTGGAACAGGCAATTATCGACCGTCAGCACTTCAGCAAAGATGTTGTTAACGTCTTTGCGCGTCCAAATAACGCTCTTGCCTACATCAGTAGTGCCTTGCGCGTCTTCAAACCAGCAGCCTTCAAACTTGGGAAACAGAATTCCAGAGAGCAGAACAACTGCCGCAGTCGGGTCAAGGAACTCAAAAACGCAGTCACGGAAAACCAGTTCATAGCCGGTTTGAAACTCCACGTTGGATTGCGGAGTGCCGCCGTTTTTAAACCAACACTGCTCGATGACGTTAATATTGGTTAAGTTAACCGGCGCAGCGCCAATAGACTCAATCGACTTTAGCGTTGCAGCGCCCGTCGTTCCAAACACGCCAAACGTACAACGGTAGACGTGCGAGGCGATCAGTACGCCTTTGATGCCAGCCGTCATGCGACCGTAAAAGTCGCAGTCCGAAATCAGAAGATGCGACAGGTACACGCCGGTGGGCGAGTAAATGCCCCATCGGGCTTTAGTCGCATCGTCGGAATCAAACACGAGGTTGGCGATGATTCCAACTTCAGCGGTAAACGCCGTGGCTACTTGAAAGTAGCCTTGGATGGCGCCGCCACCAGAACCCATGATAATGGACTTACCCTTGACGCCAACAATCTGAAAATTGTTCTGCGACAGAATAATTGGCGTTGAAATCTTGTACGTTCCTGCGGGGAAAAATACAGATTTGTTTGCATCGATAGCGGCCTGAATAGCAGCAGTGTCATCGGTTACGCCATCACCCGTGGCGCCATAAGACTTGACCGAAACAAGAACATTTAAGCCAATGTCATCAATACTGGCTTTTTTAGTGACGCCAGCCTGATCCAACGGCAGCACTTCAGTGCCCGTCAGTGGCAGGCTGGCATCGGGCAACTGCGAGATTTTAATGGTCGTCATTTATGTAACCTTTAAGCAGTGGTGCTGTTGGTAATTAGGCCCATGCTTGCCAGCCCCGTTAGCAACGAAGCCAGAGCCGCGTTGCCGCCACGGGAGCCGGTAATCGTCTGTTTAGTCTGCGGCGAGGTGCCGTAGAAGCCAATGGCCGCTGGGCCAAGGCTCAAGTTTTTGACGTTTTGACACCAGAACTGCTGTTGGCCGGTGCCGAACAAGAAGTTTACAAAGTCTTCCGGGCTACCAGCGGTTAGTGCAGCGGCAGAACCTTGAACGAACCGTTCCGTTCCGCAAATCACATCGGCGCGAGCATTCGTTTCGTTAATGTCGTTATACGCGTTACCGACCACGTTCCAGTGGTGGTAATACGTGCTGTTATCAATCAGGTCGTAGAAAATGCAGTTCTTGACGATGCTGCGTCCAGCGCCGACCACAATCGTGTCGGTTACGGAACCGGCAAAACAGTTGGAAATTTCGCTCATAGCGATAGCGCCAACCGTGATCGGGTTGAAGTTACCCGCAAGCGTGGTGTCCATTATTGACAGGTGCAGACCGCCAACAGCGCCCGTCTTGATGCCGTTGCCGAAGTTACCTTCAAACCATGCGTTCTTAATAGACGCGACGGCATAGCCGATCTCATCATCCATCGTCACGTCGTAGTAAATACCGCCCGTGTTAATGTTGCCCGAGGTGCCGTTAAAACTAATGTCGGTGCCGACGATATGCACGCCAGAGGCTTGCTTGATGTACAAGCCCCACTGGCTGTTACCGCTAAACTGTCCGCCGTAGAACGTCACCAAGTTGCTGTAGACGTTGTTGGCTGACTTTTCGCAGTAATAACCGTACAGGTTGTCTTGAAACGTGCAGTCGTACACGTCAAACACCAAACCGCCACGGCAATACAAACCGTAATTGCAGTTTTCGATAAAGACGTTACGCAACACCCAGCGCCCATAGTTGGTCGCTCGAAGGCCGTTCACGCTGGCTATGTCGTTACCGTCAATCTCAAGGTCAGAGATTTCGCTGTACGGCTCCAGCATGGACGCGATGCCTGAAAAATCCAGCACAGGCGTGGCGTCAGAGCCAAACTTGCGAAGGACGGTGGATCGCTTGCCGCTGCCTTTGATGTTGACCGTGATCGGGTTCGTCCAGTTGCGGACAATTGAGGTCACGCGGTAAGTGCCAGGCGGGAAGTACACCGTACCGCCACCCGCACCGTACACGTAGTCAATCGCAGCCTGAATAGCCGCCGTGTCGTTGGTCGTACCGTCGCCTGTAGCGCCATACGCCTTGACCGATACCATTTCGCCCAACTGGGCGATGGTCGCCTTCTTGGTTACGCCGCCATCGACGATGGGCACCACAGCGCCATCGGATACCGGGTTAGTTGCAGCGGGTAACTGGGAAATCTTAATGGTGGACATGTTTTACTCCGCCCAAGGCAGTGCAACAGGTACAGATTCGTCTTTCGGCGGCTGAACGGGGTTAGTCAATTCAGCGGCTTTTTGTTCCCACGCTTTCTTGTGCGTGAGGTTCCACACCCAGTTTAAGACAACTTCTTCCGTGAGGTTAGCCAGCGGAATGAAGTCGTTAGAAGGCCGGGTCAAGCGTGTTACTTGGTTGAGCGGGCCAAGGCTCCACTCGACGAAAGCCACGACGTTTTCATGCTCGTCTACTTTGGGCAGAACCAGACCTTCGACTTTCCAGTTAGCCATTACTTGTCCTCGTCAGCGGGCAGCGGCGTGTTGCCTTCTGCAAGCCATTTCAGATATTCCTGATAGTCGGTGTTGGCGGGGTCAAAGGGGATGCTGGCGTTGTCTGATAGACGCAAAACTGCAAATTTGCCAAGTAATTTGTATTCCATTTTATAACTCCGCCGACAAAATAACTCTTGGAGCGTTTGCGCCACTTACAAGTTGTGCGCCATATCCGGCTGCACCGCCTGCTCCCGCCCACGTCGCGGAAAAAGATACAGTTTCTTTGGTTGAACTTAAGCCACCATCTAAAGCAAGAGTACTCAATGCAGAGGCTATAGACGCATTTCTGGCATAAAAATCGCCAACTGTTCCTGTTGTTAAAGTTGGAGAAGCCCGCATTGGATTGCCAAAACTGTAAGTGAAGGTTCCCGAAGTTGTAGCCGATTGCCACCCATCTGTGACTACTGTATACGCCGTATCCCCAGCCAACTTTTGGCAATACCGCTGACACAGCATCAACTCCGTGCCATACGGTCTACGCTCAAACGGAGTGGCGACGGAGCCGGTTTCTAGTTGGACTCCGGTGACGTACCAAGTGGCGCTGAGGGTGCCGATGACTTGAGTTTGACCTGTTGCGCCTGATTTGTAAGATCCGTCCCATGCTCCTGCTGTACCAGCGTATGTTGAGCCAGCGCCCAAACTAAACAATACGCGAATTCCTACTCCATTGTCTGTTAGCCAAGTGCCAGATGTATCACCAGCAATG